AGTTTCTGAATGGCATCAGCTCCTTCCATTGCTGCTAATTGATAGGCAGGACTGTTCCTGACTATTGAGGGCGTTGATATCTCTGCTGGTCTTGAAAAACCAAATAAAGATGCAATACCTCCAAGTGCATTAGCTCCAATTTCAGTAGCTCTTGCAAAAGGTCCAATAAATGGAACATCTCTTAACATGCCTGAAGCATCTGCCACCGCTGAGGCGACTGAAGAGACTGGGCCTTTAGCTGAATACTCATCCTTTGATAGTACTTTATGCTGTTTCTTAGGGCCTTTGGCTCCTGTTCCCATAGGAAGGAAATCATCATCCAAAGCATTCCCAGAAACTGGGTAAAATGATGTGGGAGCTGCAAGCTTAAGATCTATAGCTCGTGCAAATACTGTGATAGACACTGGTTCAGCATGCCCTCCTACACCTAAGAGGGGATGGTAACTAGATATCATCACAGTTGACAATTGATTAGTAGGAATAATTGTTCCTCCTGCCCCTATATCAATCCAATTTAATGGAGAGACAAAGGGAATGCATAAGCAACATCCTTGACTAGTTCCTGCATCCAAGTCTTCACTGAGACGTTGAGAATAGTTAATCAATTGAGTGTCTCCACCTATAGTAATATATTCTCCACTCTGTCCATAATATTTGTGACTCACAAGCATTTTTCCCAAGTGGAATTTAGTTCCTTTAATGAAGAATTCCAATTCAAGACTAAATTTAACAAGCTTATAATTTGCTAACTTTCTTCGCACCAAAGTATTAGAAAGAAATGCAGTATAAGGATATAGTATTTGACTAAAATCCGTTCCTACATTCCAAAGAACTGAATAAATCTTGATTGGACGTTCGAGAAATGCTGATAAATCAGCATCCTCAGAAATTCCCTCGTCAAAGACGTCGGCAGCCGCAGCTACCGAAGGTGTCATTGCCATAAGGGATTCGAAATCTTCTGAGATTGGTCCAGACATAGCCTGGAAGGACTCGTTGTCCTTAATTGTTGATTGTTGTGCGGTTTCTACTTCCCCCCCCGCACGGGTTGAATATGGACCTGTGGCGCCATAAGTTTCCTTTAAATTTGTTTGTTTGGAAATCAATGTTGTACAAGAACTAAGCTGATTAGGCTGTTGTTCAGGCGCCAGTGTGTCAGTAGGCGTACTGGTTGGGGGTTTTTCTTTAATTGCTAGTTCAACCCCAACATGTTGATCAAGCAATATATTGTGGTAAGAAAGATCAAATAATTCTGCTTCTTCTGATGCAGAATAATCTAATTCTAACTCACCTAATACCCATTTAAGGGTTTGTTCATGAGAAAGGGAGTAGTATGGATGCTTAAGAAAACATGAAACCATTTCATCTGTTTTATAAACATTATCACAAATAGAAGTATATTTGTCAAATACTTCCTTCCCATGTATGCTCCATTCTCGCCGAGCATTTAAATAACTTTGAGCAACTTGCTGCTCCTCACTAATATTACCTTTCACCGTAATATATCTCAAACTCTTAAAAATACTCTCAAGAGCTAAAGGAGCTAGGATTTTATTTCCTTCTTCAATAAATTTTCTCTTTAAAAACACAATCTCTTCAATATGTTTGAAGCCACCTGTATTTTCAGTCTTATCTCCAGAAGTACATCTAATTCCTATAGAAGCTAATTTTTCAATAATGGCTTTTACAGTAAAGAACTGAGCTGAGGTTCCATTAACATTATCATCCCCTAACGTCATTAAGGCAACAAATAGTTTAAAGTCCTCAGGCTTTCCTCCTAACATGAAAAAAGCCAACCTCATATAAATAGAATTAACAATAGAATTGATAATCACTGTTAGTGGATGTCCCGAAGGATGACTACCATACAGTCTCATCATATCTCCATTAAAATTAATTATTGGATTAGCCGTATCACATGCTATTCCTAGTTGGATAAGCAAGTCTTCAACTGAAAAATTTTTAGTTGCTTCACAAAGCATATATAATATCTGAAAAGCTATTATAATAACTTTGGCTCTCATGCCTTTATCGTATTCAACATAATCCATATCTCCTAGATTCTCAATGCCAAATTGTGTGATAAAATCATATATTTTCATCCAGTCTGTTGAATAGGGATTCATACCTACAGCACATTCTGTGAGAATGTTATGTTGCATGATTGCAGAAGCTAATGATAAGAATTGTTGTCGAATAACAATTGCATAATCAACTCCACAACCAGAAAACATTCTTACCTTTCCTTTATGAAATTTTTCTTCAGAGATAGCTTCATCTTTTAGACAGGCTTGGTATACTACTCCTGCCCTTCGTTTCTCAACATAAGAGCTTTTAATATAGTCAACCTTATCTAATATTTCCTGTTTGGGATATAAACGACCATCAGGTAACTCATCAAAGTACTGCCGTTTTATTCCAGGAAAATGAAAACCTCCAGAAGTATTCATTGGAAGTCTGTTAGCAAAAGAATCATTTGGTATTCCATTTACAGCTTCAATAATAGAAACTGGCCTAACATTTTCTAGCCAAGAAGTATCCTTTAATAAATCAGCAGCATATGCGTTAGCACATCGCTCCAACATTAAACTAGGAATATTCCATGACTGAGATAGTTGTGCCTGAAGGTTTACTACCCATGGATTAATCCACTCACCATCAACAATTGTTGCTTTCATCATTGGAGCAACATATGTTTTAGTGAGATGTAATTCTTCTAGAGCTGTAAAGAATTTTCCTTTACGAGTTCTTGAAATCATGGAAGATCTAACACCAAATGAACCTATTGTTTGAGCATAACCCCCTTTAGGGACATATCTCAGACAGCTCATTGTACTAAATTCTTTCATAGGACTCTTTCCACGAGAACCTGCAGCATAATATTCACCATCTTCAATGGAGAAAGAAGTTCTTTCTCCAAATACATGTTTGGACATTGGCGCTGCCAGGAAATCATTTTGTCGCCCAGCGACAAGAAAACCTTGAATGAACCATCCTCCTTTAACATCATCAAATCCGAGGATCAAAGAACCACAGTCACCAAATGAAATTGGTCTATCAGTTCTTGTTCCTTTAAGAAAGACATCTTCTACACTTGGAGAACCCTCATGACCAGGATATTTAAACTTTTTATAGTCAACTAAAAATCCTTGTCCTAAGTTTCTCTTATAGGAAATTCCAGGTACTATCTCTAGTATCTTAACTTTCCTAAGGACGGTATCAATTGTATCAGGAAAATATTTTTCTATATTTTTCCTGGGAAACAAATCAGGACATGTTATTCTAACGATATCATGACCTAATTCTGTAACCTGCTCTTTATAAACAATAAATCTCATTGCGTCGCCTACATCGACTTCGCAAACTTTTTCACTATATTGAGCTGCACAATTGACGGGACCTTCAAAGGCCCCTAAAGAATGTCTGACAGTTATAAAGGAACCATCACCTAGATCTAATGCATGAACAGATGTTTTGTTGCATGTAAATCTGAAAATATTGCCTTTAAGACTTCTTTCCATTTCTGATAATGGAGAAGTTACACCACCTGTGTGAGGAACAACAGCTTGGGAAGCCCAGATGTTACCTCGAGGATCAAAGATACTTTCTTCCTCTTCATCATCAGCAGGAAGGGACACTAGTACTTTCTTTGTTAGAAATGCTAATGTAATTAAAGTAACTCCTCCTCCTAAAAGAAGCAAATGTTTTCTAAGGAGTAATTGTCCTTGAGTAAAGGAACAACTAATTTTATGCATTATCCACTTTCTTCCTACTCTTCTAATAAGTATTTGTAATTCTTCTTCTGCAGAAGCAAATACCTGATTAGGAGTTGAAACAACCATATGAGTTAACATCCTGTTCATTGGTTGTAGGATATAGAACAACAAAATAGTCCAAGTAAACCTAGCCAAGAGGCTTGGTTCTACAATGGATAATAATGAAGGATCTGTTCCTACTATACCTGAGGTTGGTTTAAAACATTCAGGACACATAGAAGAAGGACAATCATGTTCACAGAGAGCCATCTCTGGTCTACCAAATTGTATATCTTCCAAGTTAGCCTTAGAATTAAGTTCATGTCGTAACATTTCTTCTCCCAGTGCTCTTAAAAGAGTGGGAAATGTCCAAGTTTTTCCAGGAGCATATGGTTCATAAGTGTGAGTTGTCTTAACAATACCACTAACAACAGAATTAATAAGCCTCACTCGTTCAAAAGTAAAAACCCAAGGATCAGAAATTGCCTGTGAAACAAGTTTTCCATCAACCTCGACAATTTGTCGTGATAAAAAGCCTGTTTTAGGATCTTTGTATTCCTCTTTGATTTCTACCGTTACAACGAATGGAAATCTACGCAAGATAGCTTCAGGACTTGCAACTGCATGAAATGCGTTCAAGTCTTTTGTGTTAGTAGTTGCTACTACAATCTTAGGTCGTATAGGCATTACACCTTTTTCTTCCACACCAGCCATATTGGCTGCCATACCAGTAGAATTGATGATATCAATAACTTTCTTAGTAGAGCAGCCTTGACCAGCCTGAACTTGCTTAATGGGTTCCTGAGCTATATCGTCTAATAGAAAGGCCCAATGTTCCTGACCTCTGAACCCACTCATATATTCATCTGTAAAATTTACAGTATATATATTACGTTCAGATAATTGCAAGTTTGGATAAATACCTTTTTTGACCATTAACTTATGATAGTGATCAATAACTCCCTGAGCTAGGCACGTCTTGCCTGTTCCAGGGCTCCCATTAATCAATACTGAGAAAGGAGGTTGACGAGTTGCAGTAACACTGTATCTCAATCTTAACTTTCTTTGAGTAACCTCTAAGGCTCGTAGTTCAACTTGAACAATCCGTGCTATAGCTGTTTCTTTCATCAGTATTCTCCCATTTTCTAAAGTTATGGTGATTTTAGTAAGCATATCATCGACAGCAGTATCTAATGTTGTAGGAAGCAAATGATAAGCATTCTCAATCTCTTGACAAGACTTGAGAAAACTAGCTACTTCCCTATTATCAGATACAAAAGGATGTAAAGATCCTTCTTTTAGACTCTGGGATGATAAATCCACCAAAATTAATGCTGCATCCATGACACTCATACAAATGTCAGCTGTGGATGTAAATCGATTTTTCTCAAGAGCTCTACGACTAAATTCTACTAGTCCCATCTCAGAAAGAGCTATGCTATATTTCTTAGCAATACTCATTCCCATGAAACCATATAGAACCCTAGAAGTGCTCTTAATAAATTCGCTATTATAAAGCATTTTGATAGATCTAAAATGAGTTTTTAATTCTCCTACTCCCATAGGTTCAAACTCAGATTTATTTTCTTCCTCTCCGCTATCATATGAACATGTATCATATCTACATAACTTCTTCTTAGAAGAAGCCTGTGAAACAGATGCTAAATCACGAAGCATCTCTACCTCCTCTGAGGAAGTATAAACATTTCGCATCATTTGTAGCATATCATATATCTCAGATAATGTAAACATGTGTAACAATGAACGAGTGATAGCGTCTAGATAGTCCCATTTATTTGTAGCCTTCCTTAAATCTTTAATTAAATAAATAAAAGGAATTCCAAATTTACTGAAATTATCTATATATGGCGTCACCAAATCAGTGTTTGTCCCCATAAAATCAAGGGGTCCAGCCATTGGTAAGAAGCCAGATTCCATAGTAAAAATTTCTTCTGTTTCAGGTACCACCGCAGGGCGGAAATATTTGTGAAAGGTATAAGCATACCTAATACAAATGAAACAAAAGTAATACATACCATAAACGAATACTACTTCTGAATAACCAAAGGCTATAAAAGCAACCATCATCATATGGGCTGCTTTAGGGTTGCGATCAAAGATGATCGCACACAGGACAAAGGGATATGCTTTAAGAAATTTTTCATATAAAGAACCCATGCCAAAAGTAAAACAACCAGCAGAAAAAACCACTACATGAGTGGTAATTAAGGCCGCTACTTTTGCTGCTCGAAAACTAAGAAAGTTAAAGCAGATAGCAAAGTTAAATATCATGAGATATGCATTAAACAATGCACGAGACTCATATATGAAATAAAGCAACAGTACTAAAATAGGTGCTGTGTTATGGCGCCTACGAATAACTGGGGCTAATCCTATTGGAAATCCCATAATAAATAAAGAATTATCTATTAAATCCTGTAAGGAGTGACCCCCAAGGGGGTCGAAAAGGATGTGTACTAGAAATCCTATGAGTATAATTATCAAAGAAATCAAGATTGAATTCATGAGAATTAGATCACGGAAAGCTAGATCATCCTGAGCAGTTTGGGAATATGTACTTTCATGGACCACATCAGTGTCCGGCACATATTCCGTTTGGTTAGAAGTAAGATCTTCTTCGGTTGGTTGAGTAAATGTATAATCTTCTGGATCAGGCATGGCTATAATATCCTGCTCTCTGAGATTACTGTCACTTACAGTTTGTTTGATGTATAAGGGGGTTTGAAATGATTGTTTCTTACTACTTATATCTACGTTCTGCGCCAACATAGAGTCCGGGAGCTTACCCGTACCGCTTATAACTACATCCTGCTCTAATGTAGAGTTTTGGAGTGATTTTTCATACATCTCCGTGTGGCCATTACAGCCGGTTTTTATCAATATAACACTCACCATTGTTATTAAAGAAAGGTAGCGAGTGGTTGGCACGCTACACATTTTTGTAATAATAATTACGCCAGGCTAACACTATCTCCGTACATTTTTACCGGATAAGTGAATACACCTGCCAACATTAGTTGGGCTTCACCTAATAGTTCTCTATTTGTTTAATAGAGAATTTCTCAGAATCTCATGGACACATAAGGTGTTCATGGGAAGCGCACGACTCTTAACGGTATCAGCACCGGTACTTTCGTCCTAACGCTTGCACTCAGCAAGAATCTACTAATGTAGATCGGTTTGTGAAGTTTATGAAAACTTTGTTTTATGTTTTAGTAGATAAATCTACTGGGCACATAGAGCCCTTGGTGATTTTAATGATAATCGAATCATATTGATTCAATTCAATTAAAAGTAAATTCTTCCCATGAAGGGATGATAAGTACCTTCAAGGGAATAGCAAATGCAATCAATAATTGCATCTAACAGATTTTTAATCTAAGTACGCAACTAAATATAGCAAAATAATTTTTCATAAAGAAAAAACGTTATTAATACTATATAAATAGAATCATAAAGATTTTAATACAAAAAATTAAGCGTTCTGCTACAACGCATGTGTGTGTAATTCGTTTTTCAACCAGAATTACACTCCCCAACTTTACAGTCGGGGTGGTATACTCTCCTACAATAGGAGCCTAGAAGCACATAAAGTGCAACTAAAATAAATGGTCTCAACAAGAGACATCTAAATTAATCAAGCGCGCGC